GGGGAGATAAATGATTGTTTATAGGAGCAGTGTACAAAAACGGTGTCATTCTGAGCGAGCGACAGCGAGCCGAAGAATCCGTTCTTTTCCTGCGATTTGGGCCAAATGGGGATGCGGATCCTTCGACTTCGCAGCCTTGCGGCTGCTGCGCTCAGGATGACAGTGGAGTTGTTTTACTGCGCTGAACAATCATTTATAAATTTTCAATTTTCTTTTGCGGTTGCCTATTTGATAGCAACCTTTTTTGTTTTTCGGGGTGGGGATGAAAAGGAGGCGCGAAATGGACGGAAACAATCAGCAGACGACTCTGAAAGAGCGGATCCGGTCCGGCAAACTGAAACGGGAGGATGTGGCACGGCGGCTGGCGGAATTGGCCTTCGGTAAGGTCAACGACTGCGTAAAACTGGTGCTTAATGAAGATGTGGCGGTGGAAAAACTGGATCTGAGCCTGCTTTCGGAGGTCAAGCGTAATGATAAGGGGACGGTGGAGGTGCGGCTGGTGGATCGGCTGAAGGCGCTGGAGCAGCTGGCACTGATGGCGGTGGAGGACGGCACGGACTTGGAGTCCTTTTTGCAGGCACTGCAGGGAAATGAGGGAAGCGGTTGAACTATCAGGCTTTTTCTCCCAAGCAGCGGCGGCTGCTGACCTGGTGGATGCCCTCCAGCCCGGACAAGGATATGGAGGCCATCGTTTGCGATGGGGCGGTGCGGTCGGGGAAAACCCTGGCAATGGGGCTGTCTTTTTTTCTGTGGGCGATGGTGTGCTTTGACGGCAAGCGATTTGGTGTTTGCGGCAAGACCATTGCGTCGCTAAAGCGGAATGTACTGTCGGAGATTTTGCCCCGGCTGGAGGCTTTGGGGGCGACGTTTCGGGAAAAACGGACGGAGAATTTGGTGACGGTGACTTTCAAGGGCCATCGCAATCAGTTTTACATCTTCGGCGGTCGGGACGAAAGCTCGGCAAGCCTCATTCAGGGCATTACCTTCGCGGGGATTTTGATGGACGAGGTGGCGCTGATGCCCCGCTCCTTTGTGGAGCAGGCCTGCGCCCGGTGCTCTGTGGCGGGGAGCCGGCTGTGGTTCAACTGCAATCCGGCAGGGCCGGAGCATTGGTTCTACAAAACCTGGATACAGGGGGCGAAGGAACGAAAGTGCCTTCGGCTGCATTTTACCATGGAGGACAATCCTTCTCTGACGGAGGCCATCCGGCAGCGGTATCAAAGACTATACAGCGGCGTGTTCTATCAGCGGTTTATCCTGGGGCAATGGGTCCAGGCGGAGGGGAGAGTCTACGACTTCTTTACCACGGAGATGGTGCGGCCGGTGCCCGCCGGGGAATTTGAAAAATGGTACATTTCCTGTGACTACGGTACTGTCAATCCTACCGCAATGGGCCTTTGGGGGCTGCAGGGAGGCGTTTGGTATCGGGTGAAGGAATTCTATTTCAATTCCCGGGTGGAAATGCGGCAAATGACCGATGAGGAATATGCCGTCGCAATGGCTGATCTGGCGGGGGAGCGGAAAATTACAGCGGTGATCGTGGATCCTTCCGCTGCCAGTTTTATTGAGGTGCTGCGGCGCAGAGGCTGGCGGGTGCAGAAGGCGGATAACGATGTACTTTCCGGGATCCGGCTGACATCGGATCTTTTGAAGGAAGGAAAAATCGTGATCTGTCAGGGCTGCGAAGCTTGCATCCGGGAAATGGATGCTTATGTGTGGGATCTCAGTGGCAGCACGAAAGATCGGGTCAAAAAGGAAAACGATCACGCAATGGATGATATGCGCTACTTTGCGGCCACGGTTTTGGGACGGCAGAGGGGTGGATTCACGGCCTGCTCCGTGGAGCGGAGAAAATAAAAGGAACACTCAAATTTGAAAAGGAGCGAATGACTATGAAACGAAAACGCAAGGAAGCCCGGGTGGCGGCGGCTGCCTGCCAGCTGCGGACAGGAAATGCCCATCCCTTTGGCCTGCTTCGGGGGTTTACACCTCTGGGCAGCAATGAGGATCGGGTGTATCGGGAGCTGCGGGAGGCAATTCCGGTTTTGGATGCGGCGGTAGGAAAATTGGTGCGGCTTTCCGGCGGCTTTACCGTAAAATGCCGCAGCGCCCAGGCTCAGAAAAAACTGGAGGATTTTTTGGCGGCAGTTCCCACAGGACACGGTCAGACCGGTATCGACAGTTTTGTCAGCTGTTATATGGACAGTCTGCTTACCTACGGTCGGTCTGTGGGGGAACTGGTGATAGGCGGCGGAAAACTGCAGGCAGTATGCTGGGGTGATGTGACTATGCTTCAGGCGATGGAAGGGGACAACCCCCTGGAAGTGGAACTTTGGGGGCCGGATAAGCAGGGACAACTGCGGCCATTGCCTTATCAGCATCTGCTGCTGTTTACCACCCTCAATCCGGAGCCTGCTCACCCCTACGGCGTCAGTTTGTTCCGGGGGATGCCCTTCCTGGGGGACATTCTGATGAAAATCTATTCTGCCATCGGCGTTAACTGGGAGCGTGCGGGGAATATCCGTTACAGCGTCATCTGCAAGGGCGACGAAAATATGGACCCGGCGGCAGTACAGGAACGGGGTAAGCAGATAGCATTGGAATGGTCCCGGGCTATGGAAGACGGCAAAAACGGCACAGTTCGGGATTTTGTGGCGGTAGGAGATGTGCAGATCAAGGTGATTGGTGGGGAAGCACCCATTCTGGACTCCCAGGTGCCGGTGCGGCAGATTTTGGAGCAGTTGGTTGCGAAGACCGGCCTGCCTCCTTTCCTGCTGGGTCTGAGCTGGAGCACCACGGAGCGTATGAGTGCCCAGCAGGCGGATTTGCTGACCTCGGAACTGTGGGCGCTGCGCAGAGCGGTGGAGCCGGCGGTGCGGAAGATCTGCAAGACCTATCTGGCTTTGGAGGGTTTGGACGATAAAGTGCAGATCCTTTGGAACGATATCAGCCTGCAGGATATTACGGAGGAAGCAAAAGCAGAACTGTATCTTGCTCAGGCGGCAAAGGCAAGAGCGGAAGCGGAGCGATAAACCAATATTTATAAGGAGGATATTATGGAAATCAAGAAGGAAACAGAAGTTCTTTGCAGTGGAGAGCCTACGGCGGCGCAGCTGGAGGCCATCAATGCCCAAGCGAAGGCAAAACTGAAGCCGGAACAGGTATATGTCTTTTCTGTGCGGCTGTGTGACGATCAGGTGGATCGGGATAACGAACGGTTTGACACGGAGGCGCTGCCTGTTCTTGCCAAACTATTTGTAGGCAAGACCGGTATTGTGGATCACAAGTGGAGCAGCGACAGCCAGGTGGCAAGAATTTTTGAAACCCAGGTGGTCCGGGAAGACGGCGTCAGTTACATCAAGGCCTGGGCCTACATCCGCCGGGGCGGCAGCGCTGATGAGGTGATCGCGGATATTGATGCCGGCATCAAGAAGGAAGTCAGCGTCGGCTGCGCTATGGGCAGAGCCGTTTGTTCTGTCTGCGGTGGGGAATACGGCACCTGCGGTCACGTCAAAGGCGAAAGTTACGATGGGCAGGTCTGCTGCGCCATTTTGAAAGAACCCATGGATGCCTACGAATTTTCTTTCGTGGCAGTGCCTGCGCAGCCGGCGGCCGGTGTGCTGAAGGGTATGGGCTCCGGCAAGCGAAGCTTGAAGGAACTGGCGGATGCTTTCGGCGCCCAGGGGGAGTATCGCAGCCTTTTTAAGCAGGCAGAACTGGGAAAGCGCTACGAAAAACAGGTCCGGGACGAAGTGGTACGGCTGTGTCTGGTGCTGGAACTGGGCATTGAGGAGCCGGTACTGCGGTCTATTACCGAAAAGTTGGCGGCAGAGGATCTTTTGAAGATGAAGGATGCTTTGCAGGACCGATATTGCCGGTATATGCCTATGGAGGGACAGTTGGCGGCTTGCGGCAAGGAAGAAGCACACTTGGACGGGGATTTTATGATCTAAATGATTGTTTCGCGCAGTAAAAAAGCAAGTGTCATTGCGAACCAGCCCTCAGGCTGGTGTGGCAATCCCCTATGGTTTCGGAGTACCTTTGCGTAACATTTCCGTCCTGTTTGGGGGGATTCCCATGCCAGTGTGCGCACTGGCTCGGAATGACAGCAAAACTTGCAAACAATCATCTATCAAACAAGGGTTTTACCGGGAGACCGGAAACTATAATATTTACTTTTTAGGAGGAAAACAAAAATGGGTTACGACAATCTGAAACTGGAAAAGGGTATGTACCGCCATGCGGGTATGAATTTTACCCAGGTGCTGGAGTCTATGGACCCCAGTGAAAACTATCGGGGCACGGCTTTGGAGGGCACGGATGCTTTCCAGCGGCAGCTCAAGCGCTTCGGCATCCGGGTCAAGGGCGCAGGCTCTTCCGTGGTGGAGAAGTTCTTTTCTACCAGCGATTCCGCTGTGCTGTTCCCTGAGTACATCGCCCGCACTGTTCGCCAGGGTATGGAGCAGGATGACATTCTGCCTGCCATCACCGCAACCGCCACTGTGATCGACTCTATGGACTACCGCTCCATCTATTCCAATCCCACTGACGATGACAAGGAACTGAAGGCGGTTGCCGAGGGCAGCGAGATCCCCACCACCGAGATCAAGACCAAGGATCATCTGGTGAAACTGACTAAGCGGGGCAGAATGCTGGTGGCATCCTACGAAGCCATTCGCTTCCAGAAGCTGGACCTGTTCAGCGTGATGCTGCGTCAAATCGGCGCTTACATCCAGAAGCAGCAGGTGGCCGATGCGGTGAATGTTCTGATCAATGGTGACGGCAATGAGAATGCTGCCGTTCAGTACACCGTTGGCACATCTCCCATCTCCGGCACCAAGGGCAGCTTGGGTTATGAGCAGCTGGTGGAATTCTGGGGAAAGTTTGATCCCTACACTATGAATACCATCCTTTGCTCCACCGGCACTATGACCGACATTCTGAAGATCCCCGAACTGCAGAATCCCCTGACCGGTCTGAACTTCCAGGGTACCGGCAAGGTCGGCACACCTCTGGGCGCGGCTATCTACAAGACCGCTACTGTTGCTGACGGCGTGATCATCGGCCTGGACAAGAACTATGCCCTGGAACTGGTGAAGGCCGGCGATGTGATGGTTGAGTACGACAAGCTCATCGACCGTCAGCTGGAGCGGGCTGCCATTACCTCCATTTCCGGCTTCGGCAAGATCTGCGACGGCGCTGCCGCGGTGCTGAATGTATGAGCCTGACGGAACAGATCTGCGCCCAGACACTGCTGCTGACCCGGGATCTGGAAGATGGGGATGAAGCAATGCTGCAGATCCTCTGCCGCTGCGCCGAGGTTTCCCTGAAGGCAAAACTTCGCCCCGGCATCAGCCCGGAAGACTGCAAGGCAGACTTTGTGGCGGCGGCCAGCCTGTATGCCCTGGCGGCTATGGCAGAAATGGATGATCTGAACCAGATGGAGCAGATCACCGCCGGGGATCTGACCCTGCGCAGGGGCAGTAAGGATGCGGCAAGCTGCTGCCTGCGGTATCAGGCGGAAGTGCTGATGATGCCCTATGTGAAGGACGCTTTTGCGTTTATGGGGGTGTGAGATGATCTGCACCATAAACAAGGTACTGGATCGGTACGGCAGCGAAATGACCCTGCATCAGAAGGAAGGAACGACCTCGTTTCGTGGGTTTTTGCAGCCTTTTCGGTCCAAGAGTTTGCAGAACACCCGGGAAAATGCCACTATACTGGGAATTTATGCGGCAGGACAGTATGTCCTGCTTGCTCCCGGGGATCTGGTGATTGAAAAGGGTGATGACTTCTGCTGGGGCGAGCATTTTTATACAGTGAAGCAGGCGGAAACCGTAATGGCGGCAGGTGTGGCAGCCTATCGTTGGTGTATTTGCGTCAGGAAGGGCGGTGAGGATTCTTGGGGATCTTGAATGATACCATCCAGTGGTTAAAGGATAACAGCGTCCGCACCCAAAGAGCCTATCCCGGGGCATACCAGATGGCGATCTCCGGTGTTGTAGCGGCGGTGCAGTTGGGAAAGATGGACCGGGGCGGCGCGGAGGTGCGGGTGAATGTGATGTCGCCTGTGAATCTGGGCGGCGGAGTCAGCGAAGATGAAGCGGTCCGCATTTTTCAGGTCCTGCAGGCCAAAGGCGGTGTGTGCGCTGTGGAAAAGTGCAGCTATCTTTCGGAGGCGGAGGCTTTTTGCACGCCGGTAACAGCCTTTTATGCAGGCGAGGAGAAGGATGGCGTCTGGATTCCTTATCAGGAACCTGAGCCTGATCCGGAAACGGAATAAAAAGCAAGGGTGCGTGAAGAAAATCACGCACCCTTTTTCTTATATGTTGGTCTGCTCATTCAAAATATCTGCGATGGTAATGCCTTCGAAGAACTCGTCGATCATAGCGTCCAGTTTGTCCCACATAGGCTTTGTCCGGCAGCATTCGCTGCGGGAGCAGGCGGCAGGACCCTGGCTGGTGCAGGATACGGCGGCAAGAGAGCCTTCCGTCAGCTTCAGAATACTGCCGATGGTGTAACCCTCAGGCTTGCGGTTTAAGCGGTAGCCGCCGCCTTTGCCGTGAACAGCATCTACGAAACCGGCTTTGGAAAGCACGGTCATAATGGATTCCAGATATTTCTGGGACATATTCTCCGATTCAGCGATCTCCTTCAGAGGGACATATTCCTCCTGCCCCCGCTGGGCAAGGCAAACCATGACCCGCAGGGCATAGCGCCCTTTTGTGGATACGATCATAGCTTACTCGCAGTGGTGACAATGCTCGCAGTCGGGGAATTGA